AGTAGGCTGTCACCTCTGCCTTGTCGGTACCGATATAGTGTAGATATTCCAGGCGATGAAGACTCGTCACCTTCTCACCCTCGAGCAATGTCAGATAGTGAGTATCTATGAAGTCTTGAGCAGTAGTATTGATATCCACCTCGCTATATATGATATCTGCCTCCATGCTTTTTGTCGGCATGATGGTCTCGTTGTCGGCATCCTGTTCGGCAATCTGTATCTTCAACTTCACCTTCAGGCGCTTCTTGGCATAAGGAGTGAGCAGACGGTCGAGTTCGGCAAGCGTAATCACACCTGCAAGCGGATATAGATATTCCTGGTATACCTGTTCGTCGTCTACCGTCATCGTCACCATGGCGCGGTTGCCACCTATCGAGAATTCCACATCGGGAACATTCGATGATAAATATGTGCCAGATATAGATTGAGTTATTGTTATCATCCTTTTATTCTTTTTAGGCAAAGATAGCTTATTCATTTAGCTACATAAAATACACAAAAAAGCAGCACTCTCACGAGCGCTGCTTCCCTTTGTGTGTATCCTAACTCTCACGAGCTTAATACTTACACCCCTAAAACTTAAGTGAATCATATTCACTAAACCAATGTTTATAAAAAATGTAAAATAAATGTTTCCTTCTTGTTATTCTATATGGCTATCGTAGTAGCGGTAAATCATCCATTTCAATCTACCGTCCTCTGTAGGTACGAGCGAATAGCCATGGTCTACCAGATATTTGCTCAACAGTCCTTTGCTGATGTCGTACATATCTGACAGGTCATCAATAATCTCTGTTGTCGTCTTTGGTTCGGGATAATTAAGTTTGCCTGCAAGACTTCCCTCAAGCGCAGGACTGCGATTATCGAAGTAAGCTTCGATATATTCGAGCTGCATTTTCTCGTCTTCTTCTTGTGTCATGATTCTATTGATTTTTTTAGATCTTTCAAATTCTTACTCATTCTCCTAAGGTTAGAGGCTACATCCAGTCTGTGTGCTGCCTCCTCGTTGCTCATTATGTCGGGCGAAACATCAAGATAGTCGTCCATCACATCGTCCAGTAGTTGTATCTGCGCTTCCAATGTGTCGATATCGAGCATTGGTCTCAGAAGATTAAGAGTCTGCTCGCTGAAATTATTATTGTTCTCCATGTTCTTTTCCTCCTTTATCTTTTTTGTTGTCGTTGTACAATGATTTAATAATCTCCATATCGCCACCATGAGCTTTATACTGGCTAAACAGCAGCGCACGCTCATTCTCGAGCAACACGTTGTTGCGAGCATGCTCACTCTTCAGATGAGCCATTTCGCGGATGTGGTCGTTGTAGGCTCTGCGCTTCTTGTTAGCGTAGAACTTGTCGTTCTGGTCGCAGGCTTCTATCGCTTTCAGGTAATTGTCCTTACTCTTCTTGCGGTCTGCAGCCACCATGGCTTGACCCTTCGATATTTCGTTCATTAGCGAGATATATCTTTCGTCTTCATCCATACGATCTCGAGCAAACGACTCACGGTTCTTATTCATTCGCTCCACAATATCCAAGAGCTGAGCCTGCAGCTCCTGCAGAGTGAGGATATTGAATGTAGGCATATTATCAGTTGGCATGGTTGTCCTCCTTTCCTTCAATGATGGTTACTTTATCTTTGTTTTCGCTAAGCCATTTTGTGGCAGCAATAATAGAAGGCATCATCAGTCGTCTGAAGTTCTCGCACTCCATAATCAGCGAAGCCATTATACCGGCAAGAGTGCCTTTTGCGCCACCTGTACCAAAATAAGAGATTTTGTCTTCGTTGTAGCCAAGGATGAGGAACCCACGCTTCTCGTTAGCTTCTTGCCACTTCTCAAGCTTCTCTCTCACCTCGTCTAAATTTTCGAAGTTTGTCATCTTCAAAGCTTCTTCCTCGCTAATCAGCTCGGCAGGCATCTTAGGAACCTTGATTTTCATTTTTCGCCTCCTTTCTCGTCACCTTTCTTAAAATCTTTGCTATTGAAGCGGTAAACCACCCAACCTGTGATGCCTGCAGAGGCAAAGGCCTGTAGAGGAGCAGTAGTAGCCAATATAACCGTTGCCACCATAAACAATGGCACCACGAAACATATCACGGCTGCTGTCTGATTGTTCACTTCGAAGCCTGCCAATCGGCTATAGGCTTCGTTCTTTTTCAGCATAGCCTGCTGCACCTTCGCCTTAAGCTGGGCGCAGCTGGCTTTAATGCCTGAAAAGTTATCACTTGCAGCCTTGGCTGCACCATTCATGTCGAGTGCTCCTGGAGCACCAAACAAGGTAGTTTCGTTCTGGAAACTGATTGTTGTTTTTTGGTTTGTCATACCACTACCATTCTTTAACCTCGCAGCCGATATAAACGGGTGACGGCTGCACTCCCCGTTGGTTAAAGAATGGTAGTATACTCCGAAGAGAAACTAATTCACGGGAAGGCAGCCGTCATAATATTGTCTATATCTATAAAAAGAATAGAATATGCGAACCGCGCAAAGGCATAAAAAAAGCCCGAGCAAGCGTGCCGAGCGAAACTGTCGCTCATCAGAGTAGATACAACTACCATCTTTAACCATGGGCAAAGGTAGGCAAAAGGAGCGACACCACCAAGCAATTGAATGGAAATATTACCGCAAAATAGCAAATTTAACATTTCCACATTATATATATAATATTCCCGATAGATGAGATGCTTGGTATTCTCCATTTTCGTAAGCTCACGAAAATGGTCGGTCCCACAAATGCGACTATTCGCATAAACCCTCACGACTATTCGCATCGCCCATTTCGACTATTCGTATCGTCCATTTCGACTATTCGCATAAACCCTCACGGCTATTCGCCTTGACAAACGACACATAAAAAAGCCCTCGATGCTTCACGCACAGAGGGCTAAAAGTGATCTCTATATTTATCAAAAATGAAATACAATCAGCATGGATGCCGACTGAATTTTACTTATGCATATTGTAATACTGGCTTATCTATCAAGACACCAGCATCAATATCTCCTTTTACTTTTGCAATACCTTCTCTAATCTTCTCCAAACTCTTTCCTTGAGGCACCTTTATGCCTGCTGCATACTGGCGAAGAAGAGAAGCGTTCATTCCGATATACTTAGCAAATGCTGAAATGCTTAGAGGATAGTAATCAAAGAACGCTCCAACATCAAAGACGAAATGAAATTCTAATTCAGGAAACTCCTTACCTCGCTCCTCGTAGTCTTGCTTGGCTTCGTCACGGCTAACGTAAAAATCCTCTATTGCTGCCTTGACAGTCTTTCCATCACCACACAAGCCAAAGCCTAAATCATCAGAATCCTTAGCCATAAAGCAAGAATATAAATCCTTGCCTGTCTCAACTACGACCGTAACCTTTTTTGCCATATCTTATATATTTATGTGATAATCAAAATAAAAAGTGACTCAATATTTATTGCTCATAAATTTGTCATGGGAAACAACTCAGGCTTAAAGCCCGAGTTGTCGATAGATAGATTTCAAAGTTCCTTTCGGAACTTCTTCTGTTCCATGTCGGGGGACTGGCGCTTCCTTACCATTGGCAGGATTCAACCATTTGTCGTGCCGACACCCATGACGAAGTGGAAAGCATCCTGCCTTCCTTAACTTCTTGTACAATTCATTGTACTTCATTTTGTAGCAGTAAATATAAGAGTCACTTTGTTCTTATTGAACGATGCAAAGGTAACAATAAAGTTACAATTAGACAAATGTTTAGGTAACTATTTTGTTACGTTAACTAATATTTAACATAAACATAAAAAGCCCTCGATGCTTCACGCACAGAGGGCTAAAGAGTTCTTTTGATTATATAATTTTCACTTTGCATGAAAACTATTCTTGATAAAAAAGCCTTCTATACTTCACGCACAGAAGGCTTACCCTGTTTATTACATCAAGTACAATCGTCGCGGATGTCGACTGATTGTACGGATACTTGCAAATATTGTTTCTATGAATCAACATTTATTAAAAGCACTTGCAAAGTAACTCAAAAAAATCTGTTTCTACAAGTTTTTTGCAATAATTTATGGTTCCTACCTATTGCTTTTGCTCGTTTTAATGCTTAAAACGAGCTATATAGATATATAAAAGCATGGTTTTTTACCTCTTTTTCCATAGCTGCAAAATTCAACCACCTTGTTTTCAATGAGTTATGTGGTTGAATTTTGCAGCTTGCGCTTTCTGCTGTCTTTGCAGCACTACACCGCCCTACGCCAAGTTGACAATTGCCCCTTTCGCTCATAGCGGAATATGTAGCGAGATTTGCAACCATGTAAATGATTTTGTCTTGTCGCTCGTGGGCGGTTGTGCGAAACGTGAACATGGCAATTGCCAAAAACAAAAACGCCTCGAGACTGTGAAGTCCCGAGGCTGGTGTGCGTCTGTAAGCCAGCAGACGACTTGGTGTTCAATATGGGGCATTATCCCAAGCTTATTTAATACTATCAGCTGCCAAACGAATTCGGTTACTCAAATCTATCAAAGCACCTTTGAGTAGATACTTTTCTTCCTCAGAAAAATCCGTTGGTTTCTTATTGCCATCAATGCCATTAAGTTTGTGGTATAGCCACGAATTACTTTTACCGAAGTAGCGCTTAGACAAGTCAGCCCATGATATGGATATGAGTATATCCTTAAGCGTTGACTTGATGGTGCTTGTTGTAGTTGGGGAAAGAGTCATAGTTGCCATAATAATATCCTTTCTTATTTTTGGAGCCTCGCCACATGGGCGAGGCTTGGGTTAATAAAGTGGTTCGTCGAGAAGTTCTGCCATTAGTGTGTTAATGAACAATCTAAGTTCTGGGTCTCCGTTAGGATAACTTCTCTTGTAGTTTCTAACATGCTCGATAAGTTCGAACTCCGCTTCTGTTAATGCTAATTTTCTTTTTGCTTTCATATATTATTGCTTTAATTGAACAATGCAAAGGTAATACTTTTATTCGTACTATGCAAATAAAATAATACTTTTATTCGGACTTTAACATAAAAAAATAAAGCCACCTACGCATCTGCGCAAGTGGCTTCGGTAAAAGATAATACTAATAACCAACTCTTATATAAGAGTTAACACATGACAATTGCCAAAAACAAAAATGCCTCGAGACTGCGAAGTCCCGAGGCTGGTGTGCGCTGAAAGCTCAACAGCGACTTAGTGTTCAATTAAACGGCGCCTCAGTAGCCGGAGCTTTAATATTGTCTGCAGCTTTACGTATGCGGTCAGCAAGATCGTTAAGCGCACAATAAAGTTTGTCCGCTTCTTCAGGTGTAAAACCACCTACACCACCATTGCCATCAATGCCATACATCTTTTGCTGAAACCACGATACTGACTTATCGAAGTACGTACGAGAAACTTCACGCCATGACACAGCAAGGTAAATGTCACGCATACGCTTCTTCATGTCAACTATCTTCTCTTGTTTTTGTTTTGCTACTACTTCCATATTAATGTTATTTATATTATCTTTAATAGTTCTCCCCGAAGGGAGAACCGATTGTGTTTAGTCTTTTGGCATGTCTGTCATCCTTTGGAATAGGTCTTCTGCGTAATCGAGAAGCTCTGGATAACCATTAGGGTAACTGTTGCAGTAATTGCGAATTGCCTTGATTAGTTCCTCTTCCTCTGAGGTAACATCCATCTTGATTGTTTCTTTTTTCTTCATATATAGCTTTATTAATTGAACACTACAAAGGTACTAATTTTTTGAATAGTATGCAAATAATTTACTAATTATTTTGTTAGTAAATGAAAAAAATAAAAGCCACCTACGCATCTCGCGCAAGTGGCTTCGATAAAAGATAATACTAATAACCAAAAATTATATAAGAGTTAACACATGACATTATCCTCCATAAGTATTTGTAGTGCCACCTGCGCCTTGGAACACAGGCTTTGTCTCTGCACCTATGCAGAGCACGTCGAAGGCATCAGAACCATCGGTGCGTGCTTCGAGCTTATCCTCCTCGGTCTCAGCCAGCTTCTCGCCTCGCTTATCTTTCTTGCCATTATATACTCCTGCAGAGGTAATGGAGATAAGCAGGTCGGGATTGTTATCTCTATTGATGAGCACCTGCAGGTTGCCTCTGCCACGCAGCATCTTATTGATAAGCGCGTTCTTCTCGATATGTCCCATCGGATTGCCAAGGTAGACATCTCTGACTGCCCAGCCCATGGAGCGTAGCGACTTGAGAACCTCTCGATGTGGGTCGTTGTAGTGAAGTCCCCAGTTGGTGCCAACCATGGTAGAGTCGTAGTAGAATATCACCTGTCTGCGACGATGGAAGTGATAGTACTTGCTGAAGTCTTCGAGCAGCTCGGGTATCTTGCGCTCGTACTTCACGAAGAATGATTTTATAATCCTCAGTTTACCATCCTTCACTTGACCAACCACGAGCCAGTTGATAAGGTTGTTGCTGTCGAAGGCTATGAGTAGAGGCAACCTGTCATCGCAGTCGGCATCCATTCTGCAGTCGTTAGGTATGATGCCACCTTCAGCATTATCGAGAGTGTGGAGGTTGAGCACCGATTCGTTAGGAGCGGTATAGAGATTAACATCCTCACGCAAACCACCATAGAAGCCATCTGCAGATACTCCCACTCTCTGGCACATTATGGATGTGGCAAAGGTTAGTGGAGGCAAATCGCGCTTGGCTCTACGTATAAACTCTTCGCCCAGCAGGGCGAGGTTCTCGATACTTGAGTACTCCTTGTATAGTAGACAATTGGAGCGGAAGAAGTTGAGTTGAGCATTCAGCTCGTCGAGTCGCTTGTTTATAGCATCGTGGAGTTCTGGACGCTTGGCAAGTTTTTGCTTGAGCTTCCATATCTGGAAGATTATTCCCTCGATTACCTTCACAAGTTCTGGATCTTGCTTATCCTTATAAGAGAGAAACCACGAACCCTTTTTGGTGATAGGCATATCTGAAGTAATTGTCATGCCATGGTGGAGCGGAAAGTTCTTGAAATACATTTCGTTTCCACGGTTGGCTTGGAAGGTCTCGTCCTTCAGCTGCTCATAGTCGATAAACTTTGCCTCGTCGATGATGAGATAGTCGAGCGACATAGAGTTAGAGGTGCCGCTACGATCCTGAGATATCACGTTGCACACGGAACCATTATAGAAGCTGATGGTGTTCTCCCAGTTGGCAGGAGTAAAGATAGGTGTCTTCCAATGTAGGCGCTTCCATGGTTTTTTGCCAACAACATAGTGCAAGTCTCGTTTGAAGCCCCAACGCTCGAGATGAATGAGCATTGAGGGAAGTATATTGGTAAGGCAGCGCTTAACCGATGGTGCAACAAAACCGCCCATACTTCCAGGCATTCCCTGAAAGCATGACTGCAGACGACGTGCTTGGATGGCTCCTTTGCCCACACCACGCCCGGCAACAATCACCTCGTCGCGTGTGTTCATTGCCAGGCTGTAGTATTGGGCATCGTTGAAGTATTGTCGATATGGCTGCTCTTTAGTGTCAATCATCGTCGTCTATTTTATTCTCTTCTTTAATCTCTTCATAGTCTGCATCCTGCACCATGGTAGCAGAATAGCGCTTTTGTAGAGCTCGAATTCTTGCACGTAGGTCCGGAATACGCTCTATACCGAGAACTGTAGGGTCGTCGGTAGGCTCGAAGTTCTGAGGCACAATCTTGTCGAATTCAAGTTCTGGCTCATCATCCTTGTCTGTGCGATTGTTCTGTACCAGAACTTTTGAGAGGGCTGCTATCGAGCGGTAGTCGCCAGCTCGACGTGCTGCAGCAATATCTTGCTCAATAGATTTGTTAATCTTCCATCGCATAAAATCCTTGCTTGTTTGCTGCAGGTTGCCAAGCAAAACCTTTACGAGATGCAGATCCTCGTAGGCAAGCGACTTCGATACCTTGAATTGATTGATATCATATAGCACCAGGTCATTGTCCAGCTTCGATGGGAACTGCAGCCAGTAGGCATATAATCCACGCAATCGATGCAGGCGCTGCAGCACACCCTCAGCGACACGGAGCTCGCGAAGTTCCGAGTCGTCGAGAGTGACATAATGAGCATATTGGTCAAGGTTTATCGGTAGAGCCATAATTATATTATTGAGGATTGAGCAATCGTGAGCAGGCGCTGACATTCAGCTATAGAATAAGGACTGCCAGCAAGAGCTGTGTCGTGAAGAGTGCGACGTAGCTCAAGAGCTGTAGTAGAGACGCCACGTATATAGGCGTTACGCACGACATGACCAACGGTAGCAATATCGTCGCATAGCTCGCGCTCGTCAATGTTAAGCAGCGCTGCTATCTCAGTCGGAGTCATCATCTCCCTGGCATGGTTTTCTATTTCTGTCAGCAATTCGATTGAATAATCCATTTAGTTCATGAGAATTATCGACGATAGAGCGGAGACCATCAAGAAGCGAGTAGAAGGCGAAGGTGTCGGTAGTGATCATCGTACACTCGGCACGGTCGCCATAGGTCTGATTCTGCGAAGATATTACCGTTACCTGGTAGTTGTCGTTCTTAACGAT